ATGCAAGCAAAAGTATTTTTAAACCAACCATTAACACAAGTAAGATATGGGCTTCACTTTGAAAAAGGTGTAGCCCTTTGTGATAATGAATATATTATTACAAAATTACAAAAAAAAGGTGTTAAGGTTGAAATAATAGAAGAACCAAAAGAAAAAACACTTGAGGAAAAAACAGTTGCAGAATTAAAAGAATATGCAGCAGAAAATAATATTGAAATTCCATCAAATGTGAAAAATAAAGCAGATATAATTGATTTTTTAAAAAATTATAATGCTGAAGATACAAAAGAAGAAAATCCGGAAGATACAAAAGAAGGAACAGAAAATCCTGAAGCAAATCCAGAAGGAAATACAGAAGAAAATCCGGAAGAAAAAAATGCTGAAGGTGAAGAAAATCCAAAAGCAGAATAATGAAAGGGTGGTAAGGGCATGAGATATTGCGACTATAATTATTATAAAACTGAATATGGGCGGAAATATGCCCGAATCTTCTTTTAATAGATTGTCAATAGAAGCAAGTGCTTATATAAAAAGGAATACTCATAATAGAATAAATGAAAATAATATTCCAGATGAGGTAAAACTTTGCACATGCTCTCTTGCGGACAAAATGAAAAAATATGAAAAGAAAAAAGGTAAAGTTTCAGAAAGTGTTGGGTCTTGGTCTGTAAATTATCAAAATAGTTCAGAAGATGAAAATGAATTATATGATGTATTGGTAAATTTCTTGCTATATGTAAAAGATGAAAAAGGCGAATCTGTTTTATATAGGGGGTGCTAAATATGTTTGAAGATAGCATTACTATATTTAATAAGAAATATGATCCTACTATAAGGGACCACAATTATGTAAGAACTTATTTAATAGGGGTAAATATAGAAAAGAAAAAAGCAGTAAATGTAATAAAATCAGGTCTTGAAAATGCAAGTTCCGGAACAATTTATATTCCTACTGAAGATTTAGATTCAGAAAACAAAGAATATATTTCACCAAAAAAATATAATCAATTATCAAAAGAAGATATTGAAAAATACTATACTTTTCAAAATGGTGATATTGTTGTTAGTGGTATTGTTGATTATACAATAGATGAAAACAATACTATTACAACATTAAAAAACAATTTTGATGATGTATTTGAAATAATAACTATTGATAATAAATTAAAAGGTGGCTTGCCACATTGGGAGATTGCTCTAAAATGATAAAATTCAATGGGGTTTTTGAGTTAGACGATACCAAGAAAATTTTACAAAGGCACGGTCTAAACGATGGTGGAGTTGTTCAGAAATTTGTTGACAATGAAGTTTTAAGAAGGTGTGCGAAATATATACCTTTTCGAACAGGTGCATTAATGAATATGGGAATTATGGGAACAGTAATTGGAAGTGGAGAAGTAGCTTGGATAGGTGTAAAACCTAGATATTTATATTATGGAAAAGTTATGGTTGGTCCTGCCCCTAAAACTGTTACAGATAAAGATTTAACCTATTATGGAGGTCCACAACGAGGTGCATTTTGGTTTGAAAGAATGAAAGCAGCTGAAGGACAAGAAATTGTCAAAGGAGTTCAAGAACTATTAAATGGAGGTAATTAACATGGCAAAAAATAAAAAATCTATAATAAAAGCTATTAGAGAATTTATTGCACAATGTCCCCACTTACATGATGGGAAAATTGGTGTAGATTATTTAGAAAATGAAGTGGCTTATAGCATAGAGCCTACACCAGTTGCACCAAAGGATGAATCTTTTATAGATGATTCTGCAATAAAACAATTTGCTTTTATATTTGCAAGTAGAGAAAGTTATGGCCAAGAGACTATTCAAAATATGCTAAATACAGAATTTTATGAAGATTTTAGTGATTGGATAGAAGAACAAAACATAAATGGAAATTTGCCAGAAATTGAAGGTATTGAAACAATAGAATGTTTAAGTACTGGATATGCATATCAAACAGGAATTGATACTGCAAGATATCAAATACAATTAAGAATTACTTATTATAAATAAAAAAGGAGGAAAATTAAATGAAAAGAAGTTTATATGCTACATTTATGAATGTAGGAACAACAGCTGAACCAAACTATGCTAGGATGGGTAAAGGTATTTCAGAAATGAAAGAAGCCTATAATGCTGAAGAAGAATCAAATCAATATATACACGAAGATAGTGCTACAAATGAAGTAGTTTCTTATTCACCAACATTTGATGTTACACAAAAATGTTATGTTGGAGAAGAAATCTTTGAGTATGTAGATGAAAAAAGAAAAAATTTAGCAGTAGAAGAAGATGCAAAAACTGATTGTTTAAAAGTTTATTTATATAGTCAGTTAGCAGAAAATGTATATGAAGCTGCTAAAATCAATACAACTCTTGTTATTGGTGATTTTGATGCAAAAGAAATCACATATAATGTAAAACAAAATGGTAATCAAGAAACAGGTTATGTAACAATAGATGCTGAAGGTAAAGTTACTTTTACAGCAGGAAAATATGCAGCCTAAAATTGATAAATAGAAAGAATAAATAAAAATAATGCTACATTATTTTATGTGGCATTATTTTTTTGTATATACGAGGAGGTAAGTCATGGCAGATGGCTCAATTAAAATTATTAAAAAGAATATTTATACAATAGATATAAATGACGAATATGACAATGTAATTCATACATTAGAATTTCACTTAAACGATGCTAATTTTCCAGTAAAAATGTTAGAGTTATACGATAGTGCATTTAAAGAATTAGAAATATTAGAGAAAAAAGAAGAAGAATTAAAACAAAAAATATTAGCTGAAGGTATAACAGAAGTTCCAGAGATAGAAAATGTAACTGTTGAAAATGTTAATAAACATATTGAATTAAGTCCAGCTACAAGAGAATTTTATTTAACAGAAGCTGAAGGATATAACACATTAAGAACAATTTTAGATAAATTTCTTGGAAAAGGAACTTGTCAAGCTATTTTTGGAGATTACAATGACAAAGAAATGTTTGCTGACTTTCTAGAAGGATTAATGCCTGAATTTGAAAAAATGGGAGTAAAAATACAAGATATACAAAAAACAATGTATAAAAAGTATGCTCCTAAAAAAAATAAGGTGATTTAACTATGGTTGAATATCCAGAATTTGCAGAAATTGATGGCCAATTATACAAAATAAATACAGATTATATATATGCATTAGAATGTTTTAAAATAATTGACGACAATTCAATTTCTGATGTGGAAAGAGCAATTGCAGTTGTTAGTGTATTATTTGGGCAAGAAAACGAAAAGGGAGAAATAATAAATATACCAAAAAATATTAATGGTGCTCTTGAAAAGGCAGCAATTTTTTTATCATGTGGAAAGGAAAACAAGAGTATAACAGATGCAAAAAAAGACATGGACTTTGAGTATGATAAAGAATTTATTTATGCTAGTTTTATTTCAGACTATAAAATAGATTTAGAAAATACAAATATGCATTTTTGGAAATTTTGTAATTTAATAAGTGGTTTAACAGAAGATAGTATTTTAAATAGAGTAAGAGATTTAAGAAACACAAATTTATCAGATTACACAGATCCAAAAACTAGAACTAGAATACAAGAAGCCATGGATAGAGTTGCATTGCCAACACAATATGATAAAGAAGATTTAGAAGCATTAGAGAACTTTAACAAATTACTAGGAGATGATTAAAATAGAAAAGGTAGAATGCCCATTTTGTGGATATAAAATGCCCATTACATTTAGCAAAGATGCTAGATGCAGTGGCATTTTTGTTAAGTGTAAAGGAAAAAAATGCAGACAAGTATTCGAAATAATAATTGATAAAAAACAAGTCAAGTAGAGCCATTATGTGCCGATGACTTACCGAGAAAGAAATGAGGTGAGAATTTTGGCAGATGGCTCAATTCGTATTAATACAAAAATAGATAAAAAGGGAGCAGAAAAAGGTCTTGAAGAATTAAAAAAATCAGTAGATGTAAAAGTAAAACAATTAGAAAAAGGTGTTGCTAGTGCAGGAAATGAAGTAAATAGATTAAATGATAAATTTAATCAAACTTCTCAAGAGTTATCAAATGTTCAGCAACAAATGGATTTAGTTGGGGACCGTGTATTTGAAACATATAGAGATTTCCAAGGTGTAATGTCTGAAACAGATTTTGATAATTTTATACAAAGTCAAATACAAGCAGATTCAGAGTATAAGAAATTAATAAATAAACAACAACAATTAACAACAAAAGTAAATGATTATAAAACAAAACTTGAAGCATCACGAGGAAAACAACAACAACTAAATACATCCTTATTACAAGCAAAAAAAGAACAATCACAAGTAAATATAAAAGTAGAAGAAGCAAAGAAAAAAGCAGCAGAATATGCACAAAAAATGAAAGAGGCATCAAAGAATACTAAAAAAACAGCAGTAGAAAATTTAGGAATTTCAAAAAATATAGGTGGGTCAGTTAAGAAATTAGCAAGTTTTGGTGTTATTCTATTAGGATTTAGAAGTATATATTCATTATTAAAAAATTCTATGAATGAATGGCTAAATGCAGGTAGCAAAGAAGCAAAACAATTACAAGCAGACCTTACAAATTTAAAAGCCAATATAGGCTCTGCTTTAGCACCAGCAATTCAAAGTGTTTTGCAAATCTTTTATAAAATACTTGCCGTTGTAGGTGCAATAGTGAAATCATTTGCAAATATAAACATTTTTGCAAAGAAAACTGCAAAAAGTACAGCAAGCACAGCATCAAGTACAAAAGCAGCAAGTAATAATTTAGCAAAATTTGATGATTTAGATGTATTACAAAAAGATTCTAGTGCAGATAGTGGTGGAATGAGCCCAACAGATTTGAGTGCTTTAATGGCACAATATGATAGTTTGGCAGAGAAAATAAAGAATATATTTGCATTTATTTTTGAGCCTTTTAAAAAGGCATGGGAAACAACAGGACAAACAGTTATATCTTCAATTCATAATGCTTTTAATGGATTAACAAATTTATTTGGTGCAATAGGTAGCAGTTTTGCGAAAATATGGACCAATGGAACAGTGCAAACAACAATAGAAACATTAATGAAAATATTTGCAGGTATATTAGATATTATTGGTAATATTGCAAATGCTTGGGCAAATGCATGGAAAAATAATGGCAATGGAGATAAAATTGTTCAAACTCTTGCAAATGCTTTTAATGATGTACTTTGGATTATAGAAGATGTAGTAAAATGTTTTGCTGATTGGACAGCTAGTACAAGTGTTCAAAACTTTTTAAATGCATTAGTTGGATGTTTAGCAATTTTAGGTGAGTGGCTACAAAAAATTACAGGCATGTTAAAAGATGTGTGGGAAAATGGTGGAAGTGAAATGTTTTCAAAATTACTAGATGCATTGGGAAGAGTTGGCGAGACAGTAATGGTAGTAATACAAGTAATTTTACAAGCATTAACACCATTAGTTGATTGGTTACTTGGAATATTAAAACCAGCAATAGCAGGGATAATAGAAGTAATTAGTTATGTTTTAGATGCATTAAATGGAGTATTAGATTTTATTATAGGAGTATTCACTGGTAATTGGGAATTAGCTTGGCAAGGAATAAAAGACTTTTTTGTACGGAATATGGAATGCAATAAAAACATTAGTTACTACTGTATGGAATGCAATTTATTCTATAATTTCATCAGTTATTAATGTGATAAAAAGTGTAATAACAACAGTATTTACTGCGATAGGTAATTTCTTCAGTACGATTTGGAATGCTATAAAAACCACTATTAGCAATGTAATTACAGGTATTTATAACGGAATAGTAAATAAATTTAATGCAGTTAAAAACTTTGTAACAACATTATTTACAACAATAAAAACAACAGTATCAAATATATGGAACTCAATTAAAACTTCAATAGTAAATGTGATAAGTAATATAGTAAATGGTGTAAGAGATAAATTTAATAATATGAAAACTAACATTACAAACATATTCAATAATATAAAAAATAGTGTAGTAAATATATTTAATAATATAAAAAATAGTTTAGTAAATGTTGTTTCAAATATGTGGAGTGCTATAAAAAATAAATTCAGCACATTAGGTACAGCAATAGGAGATGCGATTTCAGGTGCAGTAAAATCTGCGGTGAATTGGATCTTGTCTAAAATAGAAAATGTTATAAATAATTTCTTCAGATTAATAAATGCAGGTATAGATGTTATTAATGCTATTCCAGGAGTAAGTATTGGAAAACTAAATATGCTTTCAATTCCAAAACTTGCAAAAGGTGGTATTGTAAATCAACCAACACAAGCAATTATTGGTGAAGCTGGTAAAGAAGCAGTATTGCCATTAGAGAATAATACAGAGTGGATGGATGTACTTGCAGGAAAAATTGCAGCAATATTGGGAACTTCTTCTAACAATGATTCTTCAAGAGAAATAGTAATAAAATTTGATGGAACACTAGCCCAATTAATAAGAGTATTAAAACCAGAACTAGACAGAGAATCTAACAGAAGAGGAGATAAATTAATTGTAGGAGGTGTTTCATAATGGAAGAAGAAAAAAATGTGTGGAGTGATTTTTTAACAATAGATGGAGAAGTATTTGATGTAAAAGTATTAACTGGAGTAAAAAGAAATGCCGATTTTTTAGATAAATATGCAAATAGAACAGATGACGGAGATTTAAAAAGAGAATTAATAGGAGTATTTTTTAATTATCAAAATATTAAATTTGAAAGGCAAAAAGATTCTAATTATGGTGAATATAATAGGCTATATGATAAATTAACAGAAGCGGAAGAATTTCACGATATAAACATTGCAGGTTTTAAGTTTAGAGCATATTTTTCAAATGTATCTGATGAATTGTATGTGTATAAAGATGGAAAACCATATTATAAGAATTTGACAGTGAATTTCACGGCTAAAAAGCCAGCAAGGAGTTGATAATATGAAAACAAAAGCGAGTATTCAATTTGGTTTTGTTGATGTTACGGCAAAAGCTGATAGTGGATTAACTGTTAATAACCAACAAGAATTTGTTAATTTAGAAGATTTAAAAAAAGATGATATAGTAGAAACAAAATATGGAACATTAGAAAAAAATCAGTTTGCACTAGACGGAAGTTTTGAATTAATGCCAGACAATTTAAAAAATATGTGTTGGTGGAGTAAGCAAATGTCTGATGAAAATGGAAATTTTGAAACTCCACTAACATTAGAAATTGACTTTACTGAAACTCATAGTAGTTTAGGTTTAACATTTCTTTTTAGTGAAACAGGAGATTATTGTAATAACTTAAATATAAAGTATTATGATAAAGATAATAATTTAATTAGTAATGTAAACTTTGCACCAGATAATTACAAATATGTTGCTAATAATATTGTCGAAAATTATACAAAAATAGTAATAACATTTTATAGTACAAATAATCCGTGTAGATATTTGAAATTATATCAAATACTATATGGAGCAGAGAAAACCTTTGAAGGTGATAGTTTAAAAAGTGCAAGTATATTAGAAGAAGTTGATTTATTAAGTTCTGAAATACCTATAAATACATTGGATTTTACAATATATTCTGCAGATGATGATTTTAATATTTTAAATCCCCAAGGGGTATATACATTGTTACAACAAAGACAAAAACTTGAAGTAACAGAAATATTAATAAAAGAGAATAAAAGAATACCAATGGGAACATTTTATCTTGATACTTGGAAAAATAAAAATGACAAGCAAATGGATATATCTGCAATAGATTTAGTAGGTGTTATAGATAAAACGGATTTTAGTGGTGGAATATATGAAAATGTAACTGCTGCTGAATTATTAGAAGAAATTTTTACATCTGCAGGTTTAAGTGGTGATGATTATGAAATTCAAGAAGATTTAAAAACAATTATTTTAAATGGATATCTTCCAATATGCACACATAGAAAAGCTTTGCAACAAGTAGTATTTGCAATAGGTGCAGTTTCTGATTGTAGTAGAAGTTCAAAAATAAGAATATATACAGTTGAAGATGTAGAAAAAGTCGAAGATAGAGAAATAATAGATAAAAATAATAGGTTTCAAAACACATTGGAAATTAAACAAAATGAAATTGTTACAGGTGTTTCTGTTAATGCTCATAATTATACTAAAACAACTACACAAGAAAAATTATATGAAGGTGTATTAGATAAAGGTAAAACAACAATAAAATTCAATGATCCAGTTTATAATATTAGTTGCACAGGAGGAACTATTGTTGAATCTAATTGTAATTATGCAATTATTTCATGTACTGCCGAAAGTAATGTTATAATAAATGGTTATAAATATGAAGATAATATACAAGAATATTTAGTTGAACTTGAAAATTCTGGTGATAATGACACAAAAAATGTATTAAAAATTGAAAATGCATATTTAGTAAGTAAATCTAATGCAAAAACAATAGCAACAAAAATATTAGAATATTACAAAGAAACATATACAACAAGTCTAGAATTCTTATTAGGTAATGAAATATTAACCCAGGATTTAGAAGTAGACCAAAGTTATAATAAATTATTAGTAGGACATGCAAATAAATTTGATATAGATTTAACTGGTGGATTTATTGTAAAAGCAGAACTAAATACTAGAATTAGATTGGCATACGAGAAGAGAACACTAGATTTAGCAGAAAATATTGGTGCTACATTGGTTAGAAATACTTATACTTATTTGGAAGGAGAAAGTGAATAATGGAAGAGTTAATTTATAATAGATTATCAAGTGATGTAAGTGCTGCACTAAATAACCCTAGCAATTCAAGTTCTCTAAAAGGTGCATATAATTATACTGATTTAAATAGAGTAGAAAAATGGTGTGAGTATTTATATACTTTGTTTTTAAAATATGGTTTTAAAAAAACAATTGTTGTAAAAACAGATTGGAATATGTCAGATTTTCCGACAAGAACACAAATAGATAGAATAAGAAAAAACATAGAAATTTTAAAAAGTTTTTGTACATCAATATTAACTGAAACAATTATATATAATAATACACTGAATTATGAACAAGCAAATGCTTTAGAAAAAATATTATATGATATAAATCAATATTTTTTGAATCTTCAAAGGCAAATATTTTTATCTTACAATATTGGGACAATAATAATTCATAACAAATTCGTAAATTTAACAGTTGATACTGAAACAACAACAGAAGAACATAAATTAACATTAAATACAGGTGTAGGTTTAGCACTTGTGAGACAAGAATATATAAAATTAAATATAAAGGAGGAATAGAAAATGGCAACTGGAATAACTTATATAACAACAAAAGGCTCTATTTTAGCTGCTAAAACATTAGAAGCAAAAAAATTGCAATTTTCAAAGTTTGTTATTGGTGATGGACAACTTGCAGATACAAGTGCAAGTGCAATAAAATCTTTGACAGCTTTAGCAAATTCTGTTTTAAATTTTGATATAACAAAAATATCAAGAGATACAGAGACACAAGTAACTGTCAGAGGTTTATTTCAAAATACAGATGCAGATGCTAGTTTTTATTTAAGAGAATTAGGATTATATGCAATAGATCCTGATACAAGCGAGGAAATTCTTTTTGCATATATTAATTATGGTGATGAAGCAGAATATATAAATAATTCAATTTCAGCCAAAAAAGAGCATTATTTTGATATGGTAATAACAGTTGATAATGCAGATAATGTAACAATAACAACGGACCCTACAACAGTGTATGTTACTGAAAAAGATTTTAATGCACTAAAAGAAATTACTGTTGCACCAAATGCTGGGGCACACAATGCAATTTATAGAGGAAAGGACATAACAGATTTATTTTATGATGGTACTTTGACAGAACAAATTGCAGCTGGAACATTTGATGATATTTTTGTTGGGGATTACATTATAGGTAAATCAAGTGGAAGGAAATATTTAGTAGCTGACCTTAATTACAGACTACATTGTGGCGATACTGAATGCACAAAACCACATATATTAATGATACCAGAAAGAACAATGGGAAATGCACAAATGAATGCAAGTAACGATACAACAGGAGCATATGTTGGAAGTGCAATGTATACAGCAAATTTAGCAGCATATAAAACTATAATTAGAAATGATTTTGGAACAGAACATATTTTAAGTCATAGAAATTTATTTGCAAATGCAGTTACAAGTGGATATGAAAGTGCAGGAACTTGGTATGATTCAGATATAGAATTAATGAATGAATGTATGGTGTATGGAAGCAATATATTCCATAATATTATGAATGGTACTGCTGTATCTTATAACTATACAATGGATAAATCACAATTATCATTATTCAGACATAGACCAGATTTAATTCCTGCTAGAGATACAAACGGAAGCAGAACTTGGTACTGGTTAAGAGATGTGGTCTCTGCGGCGTCCTTCGCTTATGTCAACGGCGACGGTAGTGCGAACTGCTACAACGCTTCCAACTCTCTTGGCGTGCGTCCTGCTTTCCTAATCTACTAATCAAGCATCAGACAGGGCTTTATGCCCTGTCATTTAATATAGTGATTGTCTAGAATAGTTAAAAATTTCAAAATAAAGTGATATTATTATCATAAAATTTTGAAAGGAGTAAAATAGTATTATTAGCAATGTCAGATATAAAAAAGAGTGAAAGAAACGAATCAAAATTAGAAGTAATACACAATGCATATTTAATAAGAAAAGCAGTAACAAAATTAGCAGAAAATAATTTTTATATCAATGAAAGTAAAATAGAAAAAATTATTGCAGAAAAAATAAAAATGTTTCCAGAAGATGAACAAAAAAGAATTAAAGAAAGAACATATCAATATTTTAAACAACAAATATTTAGAACAACAAACAGAGTTCTTGATTGTGCTTGTGAAATAAGTCAACATTTAAGAAGAGCAAATACAATATTTCCAACATATATGTCTGAATTTGAAGAAAGACGACTTGAAATGGACAGAGCAATGGAATCATGTAATGCTTTACAAGATGAATTACAATATGCTGGGGAATGTTTATATGCTGATTTAAACAAGTATACAAGTCTAGTTTTAGAAATACAAAAAGAATTTAATATGATAAAATCACTCCGACAAGCTGACAATAGGTTTCTTAAAAATATTAAGAAATAATAAACAGTGGGTAATCTTTATATGTGGTCTCTGCTGCGTACTTCGCTAATGTCAACAACAACGGTAATGCGAACTACAACAACGCTTCCAACTCTAATGGCGTGCGTCCTGATTTCACAACCTATACACTTTTTTGGTGGACTAGATTCCATCGTATAGTATTGGGAAAAGGAAAGGAAAGATTATCCCTTCTACTTGTGAAAGTTGATAAATGCTAATCATTATGTATTTGGTTACGACCAGTAATACTATAAAAGTGATTTTTATGAATATATATTATGATGCTAATGCTATTTATGAAGCAGGAACAAAAGCAATTCAAGGAGCACCTTTTAAATATCAAGCACAGCTTTTTGAAGTAAATCATTTGTTAGAAACTGCACAATTACAAAAAGATTTTATTGAAAGAAAATACAAACCTACAAAAGGAAGAAGATTTGTAATAAATGAAAGAGGGAAAATTAGAAATATCACAACAAATAATATGATAGACAAAACCGTAAATCATTTGCTTTGCGATAATGTTTTAACTCCTGCTATTACTCCTTATTTAATATATGATAATAGTGCTAGTCAGAAAAATAAAGGTGTAGCTTTTCATAGAAAAAGATTTGAAATACACCTACATAGATTTTATAGAAAATATAAAAGTAATGAGGGATATATATTACTAATAGATTTTAGTGGTTATTATGCAAGTATTCCTCATAATTTATGTTTAAAAAATATACAATCATTATTAAAAAAAGTAGATCCAGGAGAAGTGCAAATTACATTGTGGATACTAAAAAACTTATTTGATGTATTTAATATTGAAAACAAAAATGGAAGAGGTGTTGATATAGGAAGTCAGCCATCTCAAAATATAGGTATTTCGTATCCATCAAAAATTGATAATTATATAAAAATTGTAAAAGGTTGTAAGTATTATGGTAGATATACAGATGACAGTTATGTTATACACAAAGATAAAGAATTTTTAAAAGAACTACTAAAAGAAGTAAAAAATATTGCAAATGAATTAGGATTAATAATAAATGATAAAAAAACAAGAATTGTAAAATTATCTCAACAATTTAAAGTATTACAACTAAATTATCAATTAACAGAAACAGGAAGAATAGTTAGAAAAATAAACCCTAAAGCTATAACTAGGGAAAGAAGAAAATTGAAGGCATATAAAAGATTGTTAGATAAAGAAAGATTAAAATATGAAGAAATAGAAAATATATTTAAAAGTTGGATGTCAGGTAATTATAAAAATATGTCAAAGCAGCAAATAACCAATATGTCTCAATTATATTATAATTTATTTGGGAGGAAGGTAACATGGAAAAATCATGGAAAATTACACTATCTGATGGAACACAACTTACAGACTTAAGATTAAGTGGAAATAATTTTATTTCTGAAACTGAAATTACTGAAGAACAATTTGAAGGAAAATTGTCAAAAGTTGTAGTTGAAGGAATAGAAAATGGTGAAAAAGTTGTTCAAGAATATGAACACATGCAATTAATTCAAATACTTCATTATAAAGATGGATATTATTTTGCGTTAAGAGAACTTACACAAGCTGAATTAAAAGAAATTAGAACTCAAGCTGATATAGAATACCTTGCAATGATGTCAGACATTGATTTAGAGGAGGGAGAAGCATGAGTAAAAATTATGAAAAAGTAAAAAAATATTATGATAATGGAATTTGGAATAAAACAAGAGTATATAATGCAGTAGGAAAATGGATTACAGAAGAAGAATACAAAGAAATAACAGGAGAAGAGTATAAATAATTCAATTATGTCTAAAACACCCTAAAATTTGATTTTAGAGTGTTATTTTTTAACCTTTTTAAAAATTTACAAGAGAGGAGAAAGCCGATGGAAAGTCCAGAAGTTGCAATAGCTCATTTAGAAGAAAGAGCAAAATCAAATACAAAAAGATTAGATGAACACGATACAAGGTTAGATAGTCTTGAAAAAACTTATTCTATAATGGAAAAAATGGATTACAGAATGAGTAATGTAGAGAACAATGTAACTGCAATAAAAAATGATATTCAAAAAGGAAAAGAGCAAAAAGGTATGAAATGGGACAAATTAATTGATTATTTATTCTATGCAATACTAGCATATGCTCTTTTTAAATTAGGTTTAAAATAGGAGGGGTTGCCATGAAAGAAAAAATTGCAAAATTAATAAATGTAAAAAGTTTAGTAACATTAATTTTAACATTAGTAGTTGCCTACAAAGCTATAATAGGTCAAATGGATATTGAACAAATATATTTAATGATTATAGCATTTTATTTTGGTACTCAATTAAAAGAAAGTAAACCAGAATAATACCGTAAAAAAAATACGGCATTATATAAATACTGGAAGAAAACAAAAAAATCTTCCAGTATTATTTTTTATCGCTCGTCTTTTATATAAAGATGAGCGAAATTTTTATCAAAGAAAGGATGATTTTTATGTCAGAAAAAGTAACAGCAACAATCAGAAATGAAAAAGATGAAAGACAAGATGTTGAAATTTTAATTGATGATATTGAATTAACACCTGAAATGGAAGCAGAATTAACAAATGGAAATGGAGGGGAAGAATAATGGGTACATTTTCAAGATTATGTGATTTAATAATGGAAGCAAGTCCATCAAATTATACTGCAAAAAGAAACAATACAATAAAGAAACAAACTCCTCACCATGTAGCTGGAGTTTTAACTGCTGAACAAATAGGAAGAATCTTTCAAAACCCAAACAGAAAAGCATCAGCTAATTATGGAATAGGAATTGATGGTAAAATTGTTGGTATAGTCGGAGAAGAATCTAGGGCTTGGACTTCAAGTTCTCCATCTAATGACCACCAAGCTATTACTTATGAAGTATCTAACGACCAAGTGGGAGGAGATTGGCATATATCAGACTTATGTATTGAAAGATTAATAGATTTAATGGTTGATGTTCAAAAAAGAAATCCAAACACTACACATTATATATATGATGGTACTTCTAATGGAACTATTACAAGACACAATATGTTTGCTGCAACAACTTGTCCAGGAAGTTATTTGCAAAGCAAATTGCCATACATAACTGAACAAGTAAATAAAAGAATAAAAGAGGGAACAGCACCAGTTGAAGTTCCAACAGTTCAAGCACCTACAAAAAGAAAAGTAGGGGATGTTGTAACAGTAACAGGTATATATGTTGCATCAAATTCTACAAATAGATTAAATCCAGCTAGAACAAGTGGAAAGATAACTAAAATAATTGTAGGTGCAAAAAACCCATATTTATTAGATAACGGAAATTTAGGATGGACAAATGATGGTTGTATTGTTGATAGTGCAATAACAAAAACTACAACAAATACATCAGTAACCACATATACAGTAAAAAGTGGGGATTGTTTATCAGAAATAGGCGAGAAATTAGGTGTAAATTGGAAAGAAATTGCATCTTTAAATGGAATACACTCACCATATACAATTTATAAAGGTCAAAAATTAAAAATACCTACTGCAGCAGCAACAAGTACTAAAACAAACTTAAAATCAAATGAAGAAATTTGCAAAGAAGTTTGGGCAGGTAAATGGGGCAATGGTGGAGATAGAGCATATAAATTAACACAAGCAGGATATGATGCAAATTTAATTCAATCAATGGTTAATAAAGGTATTGGAAGATAAAAATGCACTATTTTTTACAAAAACGATACAAAATGTAACATTTTTTGAGAAAAAATAACAAAAATGGTACAAAAGTTAACAAATTTTATCAAAAAGTTAAGTAGGGGAGATAAACTCCTCTACTTATAAAATTTTTTTCAATTTAGTTTGAGTATCTAATAAAATATTAAATGCTTGTTGAAAAGTTGTGTTATTCATATCAAGTTCAACGATTTTATTTAATATCTTTTTTATTTCTATATTGTTCATATATGTATTGATATTTGAATTAGGTAAATTATCTATTATTTTATACTTTATTTTTAAATTTTTTAATAGTATGATATATTTATCTAATTGAGAAATTGGAAAGCCACATTTGAAAATAGAGGGTCCCATATCCGTTATTTTCAAACCTAGTTTCTCATTGATAATTTTTGCATCTTCATTTAATATATTGTAGAAAATGCCAATTCTAAACAAATATATTGAAGATGCATCTTGTTTTTTCAAATCTTTGTATTGATCCAATAATTTACTCATTTTTTGGTCCTTTCTCTTTATCTTTATCTTTGTCTTTATCCTTTTCTTTTTCCTTATTTTTCTTTTTATCTTTTTTTATAATAATCAATTCGCCAATTTCACATTCTAATAAATTACACATTTTTTCAAGAGTATCAAAATGAATTGCTTTTGTTTGATTATCCATTAAATGACTTAAAGATTGATAGCCTCCTTCCATATTTTTTATAAACCAATACTTACTTCTGTTTTTCTTTTTAAGTATTTCATTAATTCTAAAATAAACCAT